CCAGCCAAGACCCCGCCTTTACGCAGTTTCGGCTTCCACCCCTGGATGTCTGCCACAACCGCTTCATACCTGTGATCGCCATCAACATAGATTAGGTCAAGCGATTCATCGCCAACGAACTCCAAAGCGTCAAGACTTTTCCCACGGCTAAAGGATACGTTACCAAGACCCTTGGTACGGTTCTGGAAAGCCTCAAAAACAAACTTCATGGGACACTGGTGGCTGGCGACATCGTTTAGGTCGTAGCCGTTGATCCAGGGATCGACCGCCATAACCTCTTTGAAGTACTTGGCGATAACCTCGGTACCCTCACCGCTATACGCGCCTATCTCCACGGCCTTGCCGTTTGCGCCTTTCTCGTTTGCCCACTGGCAAAGCTTTGCCAAGCCCTCCTGCTGGAAGGGCGGTCGCATTATTGGAACCTTCAAGCAGGCATCGGAGCGGCGGGTTGTGCGGCCTGCGGAGCAATCTGCTCGGCAGCACGCATTTCCTGTTTGGCCGCATCACGAAGCTGTTTCTGGATGGCGCGGGATGTGTTGGGGTCAACCTGCTCCAAGGCAGCCAAGTGCTGCTGGAGGTGCTGCATGATCGCCTGCATGGCAACCTGGTCTACGGGTTGCTGGCGGGCTTGGGCTGCCTGGTTGAACTGGAAGAGAACTTGGATATGGATCTTGTGATCGTCGGAAGGCTTGATCTGAACCGGGAAGCCGGTGGCGAGCATGGTCGCAATCTCGGTCGCCTGATCCTCGCCCTGGTCGCCCATTCCTGCCTGAGGGTCTTGGAACAGGCGGCGCACAAGGCTGGGGTCGTCCTGTTCGATGACAGACTTGACCAGTTCGCCCTGATTGACGAAAGGATTGCCCTGGAACATCTGCATCCGGGCGACAGCCTTCTGGAGCGAGAACTGGCGGTTGATAAAGTCCAGTCCACCCTTCGGCTCAATCGAGTATTCCTCGTGGATACCTTCGGGCGGCATCGCACCGGTCTCCTCAGCATAACGGAACATAAGGTCACGCTTGTTGTACTGGACATAAAGCGACCAGCACTGCTTGAAGAGATGGGACAATCCCATTCGGAAGATGCGGTTACGAAGATCGCCGGATGCGGCGGCTTGAGCCTGCAACGCCGAAATCTCGGTTGCGGTCTTGCGGTCTGAAACTTGGTACTGCGATCCTGCTCCGAAGTCTGGATTGCCCATACGGGCCTCGGCCAGCATCCGCTCCTCCAGCATAAGACGCTGGAAGTCGAAGGGAGGTTGGCTGAATTGCACCGGCTTCAACCCCTGCGGAAGGATCTGGCCTGGCTGCATCTTGAGGTTGGCGGTGTTGAGGCTGATCGGATTCTGAGCCTCGAAAACGGGTCGGTTGGCCAGTTCAACGTAATCACTCAGGCTATTCTTCAGCTTGTTGAGTAGATTCTCTCCAGGGAGGAGAATTTCTGCAACTCCCCGTGGACTGTACCAACCGCCCCCTGTGACTTCATAGGGGAAATCAACGAAAGGAGGTTCGCCGTGGCGGTAGGGAAGGATGAACGGCTTCCTTACATCCTCGGTGACAACCAGCGGACTATAAGTTTCGACCTTCCATCCGTCCTCGGAGGGCGTATACATTTCCCAAAGAATGATGCGATCATTCTCAGCTTCCTGGGTAATTCCCTCACGGCGGTAAATCTCGTCCTGAATCTCACTTCGTAGGCCCACCGATTTGGACGGCTTACCCGAAATGATCTTGATAAAGTTTTCGTCCTGCTTGTAAAGGGGATTAGCCTTATAGGAATCGACGCTCGTGGAGATGATGTGAACAATGAAATCGGCATCTTTGAATTCCTTGGTGTACGAAGGTACGATAATATGGAAGGGATCAATCGCCTCGAAGTCAATACGCTTCTTGTCCTCGTTCCAGATCACCTTGGACACGCCACGACCATAAAGAAGAATGTTGTCGATGACGGAAACGATCTCCTTCTGAAAGTTGGACTTCTCCCGCATCTGATAGTCAAACCAACGCTCGGCGGAAACGGTCAGAGGGGTCAACTGCTGGCGCATCGGGACGAAGCTGGAAAGGATGTCGTTTCCGATGGCGGAATTTACAAAAGAAGGCTTCAGCTTCTCAATGGCCGTGTCGATCAACTGAACGTGCAGATCGGCGGCGGTAGGCCAAGGCTTGACCTTGCGGCGGACGCCGAAGTACCGAGCCTGGTAGAACAGCCGTTGCCGGTTCTCCCAGGTCTCGCGCTGGTTGAGAGCTTCGATGATCCTGACGTAGTAATCGTTACGGCGTGTGTCTTTGGCGTTCATTTCTCTCGCTCCCTGTTCAGTTCAAATTGAAAATCGTTGATATAATGCAAAGCGCGTTTTGCCCATGCGCGGACGGCAGGAGAAGAATCGCGCACAGCAGGGTAGTTCTCATCGCGCATCAGAGCCTCAACGGCTCCGGTCGTGTTCGTCGTGGGATTGGTTGTCGCGCACCCACCAAGCAACAGTGCCAAGATCCCGATCAATGGAATCACGGTTGTTGCGCCACTCGCCTTCGGCGCGGTCGATGCGTTTCTCTTTCCAGCCAGGAATGAGGCGAAGGATCGACGCGATGATGTTAAGAATCGCACCGATCACTTAAAGTTATTTAATGTGAAGTCCGAGCGTCTTGAGGAAGTTGACAACCTTCTCCAACGCCGAATCGTCGGCGGGAGTCGGGGTCAGCTTCACAATGATACGCGCGGCAAGCACGATGCCACCAAGGGCGGCAACAATCTCGGTCCAATTTGCAGTGATCCAGTTCCAGATATTCATATTAACCTCCTGCGTCGAAGCCAGCCATAACGGGATCGCTCGATTCCATCAAGGCTTGCAATGACCTCCACGTTGGCTTTTCCACCGGAAAGGTCAAGTCGAAACTGATATTACCACCATCAAGGCAGAGGGCAAGGGCATCGGCTCGGTCAGGGCTGGCGAGTCCCCTGGCTCGCATCGAATCCTTGGACTCGACCCCAAGCTTGCCCTTGGAATTAACCAGGCTCCGGCGGCAGGTCAGTTGCGCCGTCAGTTCGTCGTCCTCAGGCAGAATGATTTCAGCCGCCTCGATCTTCTTTGCCATCCCATACCACATCTCGGCGGCGCGGTTGGTATAGGCATCGGTGTCGTAAGCGGTGGAGCCAAAGTTGACCCGCTGCACTTCCCATCCGGCTTCCGACAAGGCATCGCACATGGGCATACCCAGGCCGCTTGCGTCAGCATAGATGTCTTCGGCTTTCAGGCCGTGCTTCTTGAACTCGACGATAAAACGGCCTACCGCAGACATGGTGTCCCTTTCGCGCCATGCCGTGATGGGTAGAACCTTGTTCCCATCCCGCACGCAAAGCACGTTACAGTCGCCACCAGCCGCAAAGTCCACACCGGCGATCTTTGTGCCAGGCTTGAAGTCCGGTGGGCTGGTAAGGCAGTTCTGAAGCTGATTCAGGTTAATAATCAGGCTCTCGTTGCCGATGTCCACAAACTCGCCATAGATCATGGAGCGGGTCAGAGGGTGCTTCTCTCCGTACCGCTGGATAACCTCGTCGATCTGCTTCTGGGTAATATGAGGGCAGTCGAAGGCGGTCACGGCGTGCTTCTTCCACATATCCGCCTCTTTGGTGAAGGCTCGATAGAAGGCACCGCTTGACCCGCCGGGACTTGAGGCGATTAGCAGTCGCGTTGGTTGGCACCGACTGATTGCCTCGAAGAGAGGGTCGGCAACGGTCTTGGCTTCGTCCACCACCATGAGCAATGGCGCAGTTTCATGGTTTTCGGCGTGCCAGCCTTCAGCACGGCCAGGATCGGTCGCAGAGTAGCCTATAATGCGCGATGTGTTGCCGTCAGGGTGCAGGTAGCGGATCTCGCCGGATGTGACCTCCCATGGGCCACCTAGCTTGGCGATGTGGGATCGTAGGCTCGGCCAAAGCTGGGACTCGACTTGGCGGAAGACCCCGGCGGTCGTTACCGCAATAGAACGCTTGTAGACGAGCGCGTGCCATATCAAAACGCCTGAAATTACCGTGGAAGTCTTGCCGGAACCGTTGGCGGCGCGTAGAGCCACTCTAGCGTCTACTGGCTCAATATCTGACAATACATCCTTTTGCCATTTGTAAAGATTGATGCCCAATACCTTATCTGCGAAATACGCAGGGTTTAGCAGTTGCTCTAAAACCTCTTCAGGTGCCTTTTGGGCTGACTTGGGAATACGCTTAGGCATAACCTCTTTTTGTTTTGTGGCGCAATTATTTGGGGGGTATTATGCGTGTGAATCGGTGGCGGGGGGCGTGGCAGGGGGGGTGTCGTGGGTAGGCCATTTCTTAAGGCTTTCTGCCCTTGGCTTGCGTCTCCTCATCCTCAAGGGTCGAGGCTTGCCAGGATTTTTAGGCATTGTAGTTGCAATAGGTTGCGGACTATCTGTCGCACAATAGCTATTGTATTTACCTTTGACATCTTCTATCTGCTTAACCTCCTGGCTCTCAATAACTTGTGCCTTCTTTTCCGCCCTTCGTGATGCAAGGCCAGCGAGGAGGGCGGCGAATGACCCGCCTGCTGTATGTTCCACACCACCAGAGACTTGCAACCTGGCAGATGGCTGAGCGTAAGCGTAGATCCTCTCTAGGCACCAAGCTTTTGCCTGCCATGACTTCTGACCAGCCAGTTCGACATCTCGCAACAAGGCCAGTTCGTGCTTTTTCCGGGCCATCCGCACTTGTTCGCCGAAACTAGGCCGTTTCTTTGTCCAGCCTTGCACCGTCACCGGATTTAGGCCCACAAGTTCAGCCGCCTTTTCGAGTGTAAAACCCGATCCGCAGGCGTCAATTATTGTCTTCGCAATCTCATCAGTATAGGCAGTCTTTCCGTTTTTAGCCTTGGCGGGCAGTTCGCTTGAATCCATGCCCGAAAACTAGCATGAAAAGAATTTTTTAAAAATATGTTGACACTATTACAAGCCGATGGCATCTTGAGCGTACCAAGGCAAACCGCTAGGCGAGCCAAGGCAAACTAAAGGAAAGGAAAGAGGACAACATGACAAAGAGAACGAAAACTTGGAAGATTGGAGAATATTGCGCCGGTGGAGTAATTCGCGCCAAGAGTTGCGGCGAATTAGTCAAGCTTGAGATTCGCGACTACTTCACTGATGAATTGCTGAACCATGGCGCGTTTGGAAGAATCCATGAGCGGCAGATATTTGAATTTTTGACCACGTTTACGACTCCTTATTATGCGGATAATGTTCTAGCGTGGATTAAGCAGAAAGCTTGGGGGTTGGCATGAGTATTCAAGTACATTTCACTCTCTCCTCATCAAACGCCAAAACCGGCCCAATCCCGGTAAGTACGACTTCCGCCAATACTTGCCCGGATTCATGCCCGCTTAAAGCTGGCGGAGGTTGCTATGCCAACGGCGGCCCGCTTGGGATGCATTGGAGGAAAGTAACCGATGGCAAGCGCGGCACGGGTTGGGAAGACTTCCGCCGCGCGGTTGCCAGTTTGCCCCAAGGTCAACTATGGCGACACAACCAGGCTGGGGACTTGCCGGGAGATAATGAGACAATATCTGCGCCCATGTTGGAAGACTTAGTAGGGGCAAACAAAGGCCGCCGGGGTTTTACATATACGCATAAGCCGGTTTTAGTTAATCAGCGCGGCCCTATAGAGCAGAACCGGGAAGCCATTGCCAGGGCGAACCGCGAAGGATTCACCATTAACCTTTCCGCGAATGGATTAAAGCACGCGGATCAACTTGCCGCGCTTAATATCGCGCCGGTGGCGACTATTCTGCCGCCTGGAGTTGAGGAAAACACCATGACCCCGGATGGGCGGAAAGTTGTAGTTTGTCCCGCTCAAAAAATTGAGGGCATGACTTGCGCGAAGTGCCGCCTCTGTTCTCGGGCTGATCGTTCAGTAATTATCGGTTTTATACCGCACGGCAACGCCAAGCGTAAGACCGGCGCGGTTGCGGACAAAAACTAAAAGAAGGGAAAAACAAATATGATCGCAGAAGTTCACGGGTCCGTATATTTCGCCCATGGCTTGATTTTGGGCGGAATCTTGGTTGCGTTTGCGATGTTCATCGGGCGGAAATAAGTCTTTCCTCGTTCCCCCTCGTCACGGAGGGGGACGGAGGCGAGACCCGATAGGGTCGAACCTAATAACAATAAAGAAAGGATACGCAAAATGAAACGCACGAAACAACTCACGGCTCAGGATATATTTGATTGGCTGAAAGAATTGGATAAAGATGGGATAAACTTAAATAAAGTTGACGTGAATTATAGATTTGATTCAGATAGTGAAGTTGAAGAAGTTTGCAGTATTGAGGAAGACTTAAGAGACCCATCCGATAATGACACGCTTATTTCAATTTGCTTATTTACCAAGCCGGACGAGGACTAGTCTCCCCTTGTCTTCCCCTCACAAGGGGGAAGCAAAGGTGAGATTCGGTAGAATCAACCTACAAACCGAACCGCAGCCGGGGGCAATCTTGGCGGTGGGGATGATTAAGAAAGGGAACACATGAAACAAACGTATATAACAAGATTCGATGAAGTAGGTGCTGGATTCTTTGATTCGATTAGTTGGGCATTCGAGAAGTATGGAAAGGGCGATAACGCCTTCTTTAATTACGGCATGATAGTTGGAAATGAAGATTCCCCAGAGAGAATTGAGTTATGGAAATCAGAACCTAATTGGGATACGCCTGCGGATCTTATCTTAAAATAATTTACGCCGCCAAGGTTCCACCCCTTGCCGGTTCACTTAGTCCGCCATCCGCCCATAAACGGCAGCGTGGCGATTTGGTTTGACTTATCAACGGTAGCACAGCCTATAAGGAGCCTATAAGGAATGAATAAAGAGCAAATCATAAAAGAATACCTATCTGCCCAGGGTAGAAAAGGCGGGAGCGTTAAGGGTCCGCAGAAAGCCCGGAAGTTATCGCGGGAGCATTACGCCAAGGTTAGCCAGGTTCAGCGGGAGCGTTGGGCAAAGTGGCGGGAGCAGAACAAACGGTAGGTTGGTGGCCCTATAAGGACGCTATGTCCTATAAGGGATATATAAAAACGGTACTTCAGCGACCAATAGAGACGCAGCAGGCTTTATTCCCCAACTGTCCTGGGAGTGGCTTGGGCTTCGGCTTTTCCTGAGTTGGCTTGCTCATTTGATTTTGATACAACATTTCTGCAATGTGATCCAGTAATAATTTTTTGGGGGTGTATATTAAACTGAATATTTTTTCTCGTTACACTATTTATTATTAAATCCATTGTATCCTTTGATATTGGATGAGATGACTTTGCCGAGTTGCACCCAAAGCACGCAGTCACAAGATTGCCAGCAGTATGCTCTCCTCCGCGAACAAGCGGAACAATGTGGTCGCACACAATCTTCACATCGTCATCCGATGGAGTTCTGCCGCAATACTGACAGCGGCATCCGTCTCTATTAAATATTAAAAATTGATTTCCTTTTGAGTTTCTGTTTGACCTTAGTAGGCCACATTTTTTAGAACAAGTCTTAGCTGAAAAGGTTTTATTGGTTATGTCCTCACCGCATTCGGAGCAGTTTCTTTTCTGCTTGGGCATTTGCTTTGGCTTGTCAAACTCTATGCAAGCCCTGCAATATTTTGTGTAACCAGTTTTCCTTGATCTATTTATGGTAAATTTTGACCATTCTTTAAACTCCCCACAAGAAGGACATACGCCACCATCTATGCCATAATTACCGCTTGGAAGCTCCATTAAGCCATGCGTATTTGATGAAATTGTCTCTAAATTACCCGATATTTGACTAAAGACGCCGTATAAACGATCCTGGCGCGATTGTGATAGGTTTAAATGCATTTTTACCATGCCCTGCAAGACCAGAAACGAGCCGAGGTCTTAGCGGGAGGGTTAGAGTCGCACCTATGCCTAGCCCGGAAGCTCTTTCGCCTAGCGGGGATCGACTTCTTGATTTTCATTGTCGGATCGCCGTAGCGAATAACCTTGGACTTGCCGCCAGCACAGGCCCGCACCACGAACTTCTTTCGCGCACCTGGGGTACGCCTTGGGCTGTTACAAGGTAGTTTGCGTGGGTTCATTGGTTTAATGCTCCTGCTAGTAGCTTAATCTTTTCCTGGTGTACTTCAAGGAACTTTCCCAGGTCTTCCAAGTCATCTGTCAGGCTGACCATGTTGGCCTCGTAAACCTCGCGGGAGCAGTCAGCTAATATGTCACCACAGAGTCGGTCCACCTTGCCTATGGTCTGATGCAGGCGGGAGTTCTCTGTCAGGAGCAACTCGATATACGCCCAAGCTAGGTCAACCCTTGGGCTTTTCACGAAAGCCGCCCTTCTTGGCCTTCATTAAGCGCCAAGTGCGGGGACTGATGGTAGATTGGGATTTGGGGCGGGAGGTGCCAGCCTTGCGGCGAGCGTTGATGTTAGCGTAAAGACCGGGTTTCACTCCCCCAATATACCACACCCTCCCTGCACGCCCAAGGGCGCGTGTGCTACGCCATCTTGTATTTATCTGACCAAACTGCGTAGTATTGCCCCCTCCAATCGCTTCTTCTGGTATCGAATACAACCCCAAGATCGGTTGAATCGAACTCATGCGAAGCAACATCACCTCCATCCCTTACCCTGCATCCTGGCCTAACTTGGGACGCTTGGGATGCCTTTTCGCATATCGGTGTAGCATACCCCCCACCCATACCTACGGTAGTATCATTAGTATAATCTTTATTAAGAGGGGGGAGCATGTTGGTTGAACTCAAAATAGGTGTCCCAAACGTCCCAAATCGTGTTTTGTCGCATTTAGAATTGGTATTGTATTCTTCAAGCCGCTTGAGTCTCTCCTGTCTTTCCAGTTCCTCCCGCTCCTTCCGTAGCCTAATAGCCTCGTTCTGAAGCCTTGCCTCTTCGTTCTGTCTGTCTATCTCCCTCTGCCTGGCTATTTGCTCCTCCTCCTTCCACCTTTCCCACCTTGCTTGTTTTAGAGCATAATCCCTCTCCCTTACCTCCTTGGCCAGCTTCTTCATATCCATGACGTGCCTGCCTATGAAGGTTGCCTTCTGCTCGGTCTTTCTGGGTATGATCGGGTCTGGCCTGCCTCCGTTGGCTATCCCGACAGTATTCCATATATCCGCCCTGTGCCGCTTATCGCCCGGATAGGCGGCGCAGGCGAAGTTTGGCCTGTCCTTGAACACTATAAGGTGCTGACCGCCTTCGTCCCCGCCGTTCTGGGCGCAGGCTGGGCAGCGGTACTCGTCACCCTTCGGCGTGGACTTTGTGGGTACGCCGTTGACCCAAGCCCCGCCGTGCTTGCCTTGCAGTTTATTAGTATTGAGCATCGGCATAGCCCTCTTCCTCCTGTCCCTGCACCTTGATGTTCCTGAAGCCTTTCTTGGACTTCCTGATGCTATTGGAGATGTTGCTCTGGCGTAGCTCCAGCATCTTGTCCCGTATCAGGTGGCTCAGGCGGGAACCGGACAGCGGCCTCCAGCCCTTCTCGGCGCAGTAAAGGCCGTATAGCTGAACAAACTCCTCCATTGTCACGTCCGACCCCTTGAACCGCTCGACCCGCTCATGGATGAAGTGGTCAACCGATTCGGATTCGGCGAGAAGGTTGTGGATGCGCTTGGCCTGTGAGTCGGGCAGGCGTATGTCGCCCGTCTCGTCCACGTCTTTCTGGAGGAGCAGGAAGCCCCGCAATCCCCATGCAAGAATGGCCGGACCCTCCTCCTCCACCAGCTTCTCCGCAAAGCGGTCGATCTTCTTGGCGGGTGGCGGCTGGTTGAACTCAAGCAAGAGCAACCTGCGCCTCCAAGCTTCTACATCCCCGTCCAGGCTGACCCGCAGCTTCTCGTTGGCCGTGATGATGATGTTGTAGTTGCCCACGATGTGATAGCCGTCGTTGATCCCCTTGCCTTCCGCATCCAGCACATCCCCGCCGGTCAATCCCTTGATGACCTTGGCTCCGCCCATTTGCAGAAAGTTCCCTGGCACGTCCACGCCGGACAGGAGCGTCTTGGCGCGGTAGCGGTAAAGCTCAAACTGCTTGTCGAGGTGCTGGGTGCGTAGTTGTGCCATGTTCTCCCTGCCCGACAACTGGTGAACCACGTTGTGCAGGGTGGACTTGCCGCCCCCGGCTTGTCCGTACATGACCAGGAACCTCTGGATGATGTTGCGCCCGAACAAACACATCCCAAGATACTTCTGGAACAGGAGCAGGTCATCGGGGTCTGGGATGGCTGGCACGGCCAGTTCATTCAAAAATCTTTCCGGCACCAGATCCAACCCCCTGAACTCGACCGGGCATTGATTGCGCGAGAAGAAGTCAGGGCTGAACTCATGCTCCTCGATTGCGCCCGCCTCGAACTTGATGAAACGATTGGAGCAATGCACCCCTGGGATGCGGTGAAGCGTGAATGCATCCCGATGCTCAACGATACCGCGCAGCGTCCTGACAATTCCAGAAAGGGAGTTGTCCGACCTCATGTGTTCGATCTCCGGGCGCATTTGTTCGCGGCTGAACTTGAGGATGTCGCGGCTGATCTCCTGCTTGATCGCGTCCTCCGACTTGACCCGCCATATCCCGCGCTCGTTTTCATACTCGTAGAAATCCCGTTCCAGCGGTTCGTACAGTACCCGGTGGTCGTGCTGGTACTTGCCAGCCCAGAAGGGTTGGTTGAGGCTGACGATGAACTCCCGCTGCTTCTTGTCCTTGATGTCTTTCCACGGCTTGCCGAACT